GGGTAACTTTCAGGAGTATGCTGAGATGTACGAGACTGAGTGCGAGTCATGGGCCAAGCACAAGCAGGACAACTGGGAGATTCTCGCCACCTACTCTGACACATTCCAGCAAGTATCATTTGTGAATGGTGTGTGCACAACCAAGGGCGGAGCTCACGTCGACCATGTCATTAGCCAGATTGTCAATGAGGTGCGCAAAAAATGCAAGACGGCAACACCTGCTCAGATTCGTAGTGGTCTCTCCATCTTTGTCAAGTCGACAATTGTGAATCCTACATTCTCAAGCCAGGCCAAGACTGAATGCACAAGCAAAATCAAGGCGGCGGTGGATTTGAAGCCCAAGTTTATCAAGGATCTCCTCGCGTCTGGTCTGGAGACTCATCTGAGCGCGATGCAGGATGTCAAGCTCAAGAAGGAGCTGAAAAAGACGGATGGGTCGAAAAAGTCTCGCATCACAGGCATTCCCAAGCTTGACGATGCCAACTGGGCTGGAACCTCCAAGAGTGAGCAGTGTACCCTGATTATCACAGAGGGTGACTCTGCCAAGAGTTTGGCGGTGGCTGGTCTCTCGGTGGTGGGTCGCGACAAGTATGGAGTGTTCCCTCTTCGCGGAAAGCCCCGCAACGTGCGTGATGCGAGCGTCAAGCAGCTCACTGACAATCAGGAGTTTTCTCACCTCAAGCAGATTCTCGGACTGCAGCATGGTCGGGTATACTCATCCATCAAGGATCTCCGATATGGCCGACTTATGATCATGACTGATGCGGACCTCGATGGGAGTCACATCAAGGGTCTGGTTCTGAATATGATCATCTGCTTCTGGCCATCTCTTCTGAAGCTCGGGTTTCTGTGTTCGATGGTCACCCCAGTAATCAAGGTTGGTTCAACTTGGTTCTTTACAGAGGATGACTTTCGCAAGTCAAACATCAAGGGTGCCGTAAAGTACTACAAGGGTCTGGGTACGAGCACATCGGTCGAGGCGAAGGAGTACTTCAAAAAGATTGAGCAGTTGACAGTTGGGTTCAAGTATGATGAAAACTCCGAGACGAGTATGAGTTTGGCCTTTGCCAAGGATCAGTCGGATGACCGGAAGGAGTGGCTTCTGGGTCACATGGCGACTCCGAGTCTTGCAGTTCCATACGGAAAGATCAAGGAGCTTGGTATCACTGACTTTGTCAAGCGCGACTTGGTCAACTTTTCTGCTGAGGATATTCATCGGAGCATCCCACATGTGATGGATGGTCTGAAGCCGAGTCAGCGCAAGGTGATTTACGCCTGCCTCAAGAAGAACCTTGGGACGGACATGAAGGTGGCTCAGTTGTCTGGGTATGTCGCTGAGCAGACCCAGTACCACCATGGTGAGCAGAGCCTACAGGGTACCATCATTGGGCTTGCTCAAAATTTTACAGGCTCAAACAACCTGAATCTGCTCGAGCCATCTGGTCAGTTTGGCACACGTCTGATGGGTGGCAAGGATGCTGCGAGCCCACGTTACATCTTCACTCGGCTCAACTCTCAGACTCGGTCCATCTTTGATGCGCGAGACGATCCTATTTTGGAGTATGCAATTGAGGATGGTGACAAGGTGGAGCCTCTATTTTACGTACCAGTTCTTCCTATGGTTCTGGTGAATGGCGCTGAAGGTATCGGGACTGGGTTTTCGTGCAACATTCCGCCATACAACCCTGTCGACATCAAGGAGAATATCTTGCGGATGATGCGCGGAGAGGCCCCCGTGAGTATGAAGCCATACTGGCGAGGGTTCCGTGGCGAGGTGGAGCGTCTGAATCAGACTACGTGGGTGGCCAAGGCGATCTACACCAAGAGTGGTGATGTCATGCACGTTACAGAGCTTCCACCAGGTGTGTGGACTCAGGATCTCAAGGAAAAGTTGGACAAGCTCGATGTCCGCTACGAGAATCAGTCGAGTGAGAACAAGGTGGATTTCAAGATTTGGGGAGCCAAGGAGACTCAGCTTCCACTCAGCAAGACTTTCCACACGAGCAACATGTACCTGATCCACAATGGAACACCGAAAAAGTATGGCTGTGTGACTGATATTCTAATGGATTACTTTACTATCCGGTACAGCTATCTGAAAAAGCGCAAGTCTCACATCATCCAAGTCCTGACTCAAAAGTTGGCGGTACTGGATGAGCGCAAGCGGTTTGTACAGCTGGTGGTGTCAAGTCAGCTGGTGGTGTTCAAAAAGCCGAAGGCTGTGCTCGAGAATGAGCTAAAGACTCTTGGGTTTACCCAGATTGACCTCTTGCTGAATACCAAAACGTACGAGTACACGCAAGAGTATATTGAAAAGTTGGTCTCGGAGGCTCAGAAGACGCGCACTGAGCTCGCGGTTACAACAACAAAACCCGTGTCCGACATGTGGAAAGAAAATCTGTCTCTGTTTTAGATGAGGGGCACCTCTGGTGAAGGAGCTATTATAGCCCTGAATGCAATCGGGCCTCAAGATGGGCATCTTGACGGCAACACTCGCACATTCTCTGACCAATTCACAAAGCCTTCCAGGGCCTCGATTGGTCAGAGAGTTGTGAATCTGTCTAGTTCAGCGTATATAGGGAACACGGTTCGGGTAGAGCTCCGGCCCAAGGAGACGGGGGACCTAATTGGTAATATGCATCTTAAGTGCAGTCTTCCAGCACTCCCATTGAGCAACATCTATTTCAACCCGTATGGATACACTGATCAGATTGGCCGAGCTATCATAAAAAAGGTGTCTTTGTTCGCAGATGGTCAGCTCATCGAGGAGCTCACTGATGACTGGTATATCATCCGTGATCAGATTTTCCTTGACGCTGACGAGCGACTCTCGATGAATTCATGCATCAATGGTGGGGCAAATCTACTTTCCACGAGTACAACCGTCTCGAGCGTCTGCAACAGCCAGATTGACATGATGATCCCTCTCGATTTCTTCTTTTGCAGGCGTCATTCGCACTTTGAAAAGAATAAGCAGCGTCTGGACAAGCCATTCCTGCCTATGTGCGCCATGTGGAATCAAATTGTATACATTGTCATAGAGTTTAACGAGTGGTCCTGGTTTTGCAACAACCCAACAAAGCTAGACTTGGTGGGTCAACCTCAGCTGATAGTTGAGGAGATTTACCTTTCAGAAGAGGAGAGAGCCTACTTCAAAAGTAGTCCTCATGAATTCAAGGTGAACAAGGTGAAGAAGGAGGCGGTCCTCTCAGTGGCTGACGGAAGTAACAACGCATTCCGAGTTCCTTTGACTGCTGCATTCCCAGTCAGCCTCCTCTTGTGGGCTGTAAAGCGTAAATCGTACGAGACCAACACGAGATTCTATGATGCTCGATACTCTTTTGGATACACAACCGACTTTATCACATCATCTGTGAATTACACCAACTTTAGCGGAATCAGGAGTCAGTACATTGACATTCTGAGTAGTGCACAAATCACTCTGAATAACATCGACATTTTGTCTACATTTGCCACCGGCCTCTATTTCAGCTTCAAAGTTCCTATGGACTCTGGTCTCACCGTACCTATCAAGAATATATACATGTATTCCTTTGGTTTGACTCCAAAGGAGTACACACAGGGTGGGTACATTGATTTTTCAAAACTAAAGTCTAATATTACACGCCTGACCATCAACTTCAACCCAGAGTATGCAGTGGAACTTCAGTCTCAGTACAGCATGTTTGTGTATTATTATGGCTACACAACTCTTTCGATTGCGGATGGGTATGCTCGGATCGCTTCTCTTTGATCAAAAAGTGAATCACACCGTTGATGATGCACCAGCGGATGAAATTCAGCTGGGCTACCGTAGTGACAATATCTTGGTTATTAATGTTGAATGTGATGCGCTCCGTCCGGCAAAATGGATCAAACAACTTTTTCGAGTAACCATCGAGACTCGACTTGTACGCGACGTGCACAGTAAACGGACGTCCCGCATGAGTTGTATACGTGAGGTTATGTTTCTTGGAGTAGTTGGTCACAAAATACTCTAGATTTCGCAGAGATATACCGTTCCGGTGGCTGAGTACATCGAGCAAAATCTGACTATGCTTTTCATCTTGGTAAAACTTGGTTATGGCCTGGAGTAGCACATCTGACTTGCTCATCCTAAAATATAAGCGACAAAAATCTCTAAGCTAGAAGTCAACCAACATATTCGTTCTCGGTCGACGGTCACAACCCGGACAACCTTTTACAAAGAGTTGTGAAGGTGGGTGATTGTGTGGATTTAGTAAAGTTGTAGTTGAGACGGTCCGGACTACAGTTGGCTTTTGGCTCTGATGCCTCGAACAATAGCCATTTCTTGAATTCTTGCACGCCTTGTTTCCGCAGCGCTTGTTCTTGGCGGTGAGACCAAGACAGGTCTCGCTCATAGGATTGATTGTTGCGGAATCCTTCATGAGCTGCTTGATCGACACATCATATGTCTGTGAGATGTACTCCAGAACCTTGGTGAGCTTGTCATTCACCCGACGCTCCACCTCTTCCTCAATCATCTGGGCTATACGTGCCTCCATATAATCTAAGCGCGGTTCTTCTTTACATAGTTGGAAAAGGTAATGGCTGCAATTGCACCCAGGATCTGGGCCACAACATAGCCGCCAAACTTGCCCAGAGACAGGTCGCCCTTCATGAAAAAGGCGGTGCTGACGGCTGGGTTCAGGTGGCCACCGCTCAGGGGGCCTGCGATGGCAATTGCAGCCAAGAGTGCTGCTGCAATCTGTACTGGCTGACCTGAAATCAGGATCGTGGACAGAAAGAAGAAGGTTGCAAGAAACTCTGCGATGAATGGAACGGAAAGCATTTCTATCTACTGCGAAATTAATACAACACCCCCAACAATAGCTGCAATACCCGCAATGTGCTTGGGTGTCATATTCTCCCG